ATGAGGATGACGGGGGAGAAGAGTCGGGGGAATGTGAATAGGAAGATGTGGAAGTTGGTGGAGGTGGGGTTATGTAAGGGGCGTAAGGGGATGCCTCGCTCGATTCGTCCGTCTGATTTGCGGGTACGGGATATTCAATGAGTGATGTATTGGAAGGCTTGTCGGATGATGAGCTGTTTGAGTTGTTGCAGGCTTTGCCTGAGGATAAGTTGTTACGGGTTATAGAGAGTATTCCTGTTGGGCAGAGTGAGCATCTGGGTCTTATGGCTGATGATTACATTGTGTCTATGAGGAGAGAGCGGGCGCAGAAGGAATTTATGGCGTTCGTTAAGGTTATGTGGCCGTCTTTTATTGCGGGCCGGCATCATGCAATTATGGCTAGGGCGTTTGAGCGGGTTGCTAGTGGGGAGTTAAAGAGACTGATTATCAATATGCCGCCGCGTCACACGAAGTCTGAGTTTGCTTCTTACCTTTTACCGGCTTGGTTCTTGGGGAAGTACCCGGGCAAAAAGATTATTCAGTCATCAAATACAGCTGAGTTGGCCGTGGGGTTTGGACGCAAGGTCAGGAACTTGGTAGATGGGGATGTGTTCTGTCAGGTGTTTCCCAATGTTAGTTTGAGGCACGACAGTAAAGCTGCTGGCCGGTGGTCTACGAACTCGTCGGGTGAGTATTTTGCTATTGGTGTGGATGGAACTGTGACAGGTAAGGGTGCGGATTTGCTGATTATTGATGACCCGCATTCGGAGCAAGAGGCTAAGTTAGCTGAAAGTGATCCAGCCATCTTTGACAAGGTATATGAGTGGTACACGTCGGGTCCAAGACAGCGTTTACAGCCTGGTGGAGCGATTGTGATGGTGATGACCAGGTGGTCTAAGCGGGATTTAACGGGTCAGGTGTTAAAAGCTGCTGCTCAGAGGTCTGGGGAGGAGTGGGAAGTTATTGAATTTCCTGCGATTTTGCCATCTGGCAAGGCTATGTGGCCGGAATTCTGGGATTTGAAGGAGTTGGAGGCTTTGCGGGCTGAGTTGCCGTCTAGTAAGTGGCAAGCTCAGTACATGCAGGCTCCTACGTCGGACATTTCTGCGATTATCAAGCGGGAATGGTGGCAAATTTGGGAGTCGGACACGCCTCCTAGTGTGGAATTTATCATTCAGTCTTGGGATACGGCGTTTTTGAAGACAGAGCGGGCGGATTATTCAGCTTGTACGACTTGGGGCGTGTTTTATCGGGATGATGATAAGGGTGTAAACCGGCCAAACATCATTTTGTTAAATGCTTTTAAGAAGCGGATGGAGTTCCCAGAGTTAAAGCAGCGGGCATTTGAGGAATTCAAGGAATGGGAAGTGGATTCCTTGATTGTTGAGGCCAAAGCTGCGGGTTCGCCGTTGATTTTTGAGTTGAGGGCGATGGGAATACCGGTTCAGGAGTTTACGCCGACCAAAGGAAATGACAAAATAGCGCGGTTGAACGCTGTTTCTGATTTATTTGCTTCTGGCCACGTGTGGGTACCTAATACGCACTGGGCGGAAGAGTTGATTGAAGAGGTTGCCAGCTTTCCCTCGGGTGAGCATGATGACTTGGTGGATTCCATGAGTCAAGCTTTGCTGCGTTATCGACGCGGCGGGTTTATTCAGCTGGCGTCCGATGAGGAAGATGAGCCAAAGTCTTTTCGCAGGAAAGAGCCGTACTATTAATGGAAACTAAGCTTTACTCCATGGTTCCTGTTTGGTCTTCTATATCTGAAGACCTGTTGGCCTATGGTAAAAGCTTGGCGCCGGATTACTGGGTAAGTTATTACAACTTTGAGGCCACGCAGGTGCCTGCCCAGCTGTTAAATAGGGATGGGTTTTTGGTGGCGCTTGCATGCAAGAGAAAGTTTCATGCCGGCATCTTGCGGATGCAACCCAAGAGTTGTTATAACTGGCATGTAGACACGGATCGCAAGGTTGGTCTTAACATGCTGATCCAAGATGGCAAGAGCCATTGTTTGTTTATGACTGAGGATAATGGATTGCGGTGCAAGGTTGAGGAATTGAAGTATGAGCCGGATTCATACTATGTATTCAACACGCAGGTACCGCACATGGTGTTAAATATAGAGCAGCCCAGATATTTGTTCAGTCTTGAATTTTTAGACGAAGACCGTGGGCTAACGTTTGATGAACTTTTGGTAGATATAAAAGGAATGAATCATGGCTATTGAAAAGTCACTTTATGCGGCGCCGCAAGGTATTGATGATTTGTTGGGCGACCCAGAGATTGAGATTGAGATTGAAGATCCTGAGTCGGTAGATATCACCGTTGGGGATTTGACTATCCACATGGAGCCCGGCGACGGAGAGGATGACTTCAATCAAAACTTGGCTGATGTATTGAGCGATGACTATATGCAAAGTCTTGCCGAAGAGTTGCTGAGTGACTACGATGATGATGTGAGTAGCCGCAAAGACTGGATGCAAACCTACGTTGATGGCTTAGAACTTCTGGGTATGAAGATTGAGGAGCGGACTGAACCATGGGAAGGCGCATGTGGTGTTTTCCATCCTATGTTGTCTGAAGCTCTGGTGAAGTTTCAATCAGAAACCATGATGGCCACGTTTCCTGCGGCGGGTCCTGTGAAGACCCAGATCATTGGTAAGGAGACGCCGGCTAAGAAAGAATCTGCGCAACGGGTAGCGGATGATATGAATTACCAGCTGACGGACGTAATGAAGGAATACAGGCCAGAGCATGAGCGCATGTTGTGGGGCTTGGGTCTATCTGGAAATGCCTTTAAGAAGGTGTACTTTGATCCTGGTCTGGATCGGCAGGTTTCGTTCTTTGTTCCTGCGGAAGATATTGTTGTTCCTTATGGTGCGAGTAACTTAGAGTCTTCTCCACGTATTACCCATGTGATGCGCAAGACTGAGAACGAGCTGCGTAAGTTACAGGTAGCTGGGTTTTATCGGGACATCGATCTGGGTACACCGGACAACGTGCTTGATGAAGTTGAGAAGAAGATTGCTGAGAAGATGGGCTTTCGGGCTACGTCGGATGACCGCTTTAAGCTGTTGGAGATGAACGTAGATCTGGACCTTGAGGGCTATGAGCACAAGGACAAGGATGGTGAACCAACAGGAATTGCGTTGCCGTATGTTGTCACCATTGAAAAAGGTTCGAGCAATATTTTGGCAATCCGCCGTAACTGGGAGCCTGATGATGAAACTTTTACAAAGCGCCAGCATTTCGTCCATTATGGATATGTGCCGGGATTTGGCTTCTACTGCTTTGGCCTTATTCATCTTATTGGGGCTTTTGCTAAGTCAGGCACGTCACTTATTCGTCAGCTTGTTGACGCTGGTACTTTAAGCAACCTGCCCGGTGGATTCAAAACTCGCGGCATGCGGGTTAAGGGAGACGATACACCGATTGCTCCGGGTGAATGGCGGGACGCAGATGTGGCCAGCGGCACGTTAAAAGACAACTTACTGCCCCTGCCGTACAAAGAGCCTAGCCAAACACTGATGACGTTGCTGGGTCAGATTGTTGAAGAAGGCCGCAGATTTGCCAATACGGCGGACTTGACGTTGAGCGACATGAGTGCGCAGGCACCCGTGGGTACGACGTTGGCGATTCTTGAGAGAACGCTTAAGAACATGTCAGCCATTCAGGCGCGTGTTCACTACTCAATGAAACAAGAGTTAGGGCTCTTAAAGAACATCATTGCTGAGTACACACCTGACGACTATGACTACCAGCCAAGCGAAGGTAGCCGTAAAGCCAAGAAGTCTGACTATGACGATATTGATGTCATTCCCGTCAGTGATCCTAATGCGTCCACCATGGCGCAAAAGATTGTGCAGTACCAAGCTGTTATCCAGCTGGCTCAAGGCGCACCGCAACTCTACAACTTACCACTGTTACACCGCCAGATGCTCGAGGTGTTGGGCGTTAAAGATGCTAACAAGCTTGTTCCTATGGACGAAGACCAGAAGCCAACAGACCCCGTGACCGAGAACCAGAACGTGCTAAAGGGCAAGCCGGTCAAGGCGTTCATTTCTCAAGATCACAAGGCGCATATTGTTGTGCACATGGCTGCAATGCAAGATCCCAAGATCATGGCGCTTTTGCAAAACAACCCACAGGCACCTGCAATGCAGGCAGTCATGATGGCTCACATTAATGAGCACTTAGGATTTGAGTATCGTAAGCAGATGGAGCAGACGCTTGGTATGCAGTTGCCAGCGCAGATAGACGAGTCTGGTGAAGAGGTTCAAATGTCGCCAGAAGTTGAGGCTAGGTTGTCTCCCATGTTGGCGCAGGCTGCACAACAGCTGCTCCAAAAAAATATGCAAGAAGCACAGCAGGCTCAAGCGCAGCAACAGGCGCAAGATCCAATTGTTCAAATGCAGATGAAAGAGCTCGAGCTCAAAGAACAAGAGAATCAGCGCAAGGCTGCAAAAGATCAGGCCGACAACGCTATCAGAACAGCGCAACAACAGATCGAGCGCGAGCGTATTCAAGCTCAGACAGCGACTGATGACAAGCGCATCAAGATGGACGTACTTAAAACAGCTGCTCAGATGGATGCTGAAAGACAGCGGCACTTGATGGATAAGGGAGTGGACGTTATGAAGCAACTCTCTAATAAGAGCCATGAAGAACAGCTACGCAATATGCAAGAGCGTATTCAGATGCGGCAACAAAACAAACCGAAGAGAGGTGAATGATGAATGCATTTGAAGTCCTCATCCAGCAGGCGGATGAGAAGCTGGAGCAAATAAAGGAGTACTTGGCCGAGGGGAAGGCCGACTCCTATGAGGATTACAAGAAACTGTGTGGTGAGATTCGCGGTCTACTCATCATGCGGGGTTATGCCCTAGACCTGAAACAACGATTGGAGACATCGGATGACTAGTTCCATCTTGTTAGCTACAGACGCTAACAACCCGCAAGTAGTTGGTTCTTACAACTTTAATGCAACTCCGGAAGATAAAGGCAAATTACTGCCCAAGCCGTCTGGGTATCGAATACTTTGTGCCATTCCCGAGGCAGAACAGGAATTCGAGGAAAGTTCAGTTGGCTTGATAAAAGCTGATGAGACTATGCGCAATGAAGAAACTTTGACTACGGTCTTGTTTGTTGTAGAGCTTGGACCCGACTGCTACCAGGATAAGGCAAAATTTCCAACTGGCCCGTGGTGTAAAAAAGGCGACTTTATCCTTGTTCGTCCTTACGCCGGCTCACGTTTGGTTATTCATGGCCGTGATTTCCGCATCATCAATGATGATTCGGTTGAGGGAATAGTAGACGATCCACGTGGTATTAAACGTAAATAAGGAGTACAAGATGCCTTTAGAAAAAAATGAATACAAGTTTCCTGATGAGCAAGATGAAAATCAGGTTGAAGTAGAGATTGAGATTGAGGATGATGCGCCACCGGAAGATCAAGGTCGCCAGCCGTTACCCAAGACTCTTGTAGAAGAGCTGGAGCGCGACGAACTGGATCATTACGATGATGCAGTAAAGGTCAAGCTCAAGCAGATGCGTAAGGTCTGGCACGATGAGCGCCGGGAAAAAGAAACAGCCTTGCGTGAACAGCAAGAGGCGGTCACCTTTGCCCAAAAGCTTTTTGATGAGAATAAGCGAATCAAGCATATTCTGAGCATTGGCGAGAAGGAATACGTCACCACAATTCAAAGTAACGCTGGTCTAGAGCTCGAGAATGCCAAAAAGGCATACAAAGAGGCTTTTGAATCTGGCGATTCTGATCGGGTTCTAGAGACGCAGCAGATGTTGCAAGAAGCCAACTTGAAATCTATGCGGGCTCAGAACTTTCGTTTGTCATCTTTACAAGAGCAAGAAAATGATGTACAACCCGATTTACAGCAGTACCAACCACAGGTACCGGCTCCAGATCGTAAAGCTGAGGCGTGGCAAAACCGCAACAGTTGGTTTGGACGGGACCGTAGCATGACGGCGTTTGCTTTGGGTTTACACGAAGACCTGAGGTACAACGGAGTTGAGGTTGGTTCTGAAGAATATTATCGCGAACTGGACAAAACAATTCGCAAACGGTTCCCGGAGCAATTCGAGGAAGAAGACAACAAACAAAGTGGTCGCACAAGATCCAGTACCGTTGTTGCACCGGCAGTTCGTAGCACGGCTTCCACAAAAGTCAGGCTAAAGCAAAGCCAAGTTAATCTTGCCAAAAAATTTGGCCTGACTCCAGAACAATACTGGAAAGCTCAACAAGAATTGGAGGCCCGCAATGGCTGAAATTAAAGAAAACCGGATCCCAAGAGAGATCGCAACACGTGCGGAATTTGAGCGTCCCAAGCAGTGGGCGCAACCTGAGTTGTTACCTGAGCCCGACAAAGAGCCCGGATACAACTACCGCTGGATTCGTGTTTCGACGTTGAACAACGCTGACCCACGTAACTTATCGGCCAAACTCCGAGAAGGCTGGGAGCCTGTTGCAATCGAAGAACAACCCAAATTTAGACTGTTAGCTGACCCCAATAGTCGTTTCAAAGACAACATTGAGGTTGGT